GTCTCGCTAACCCAGGCCTAAGGATTGGCCAAATCAGCCCTCACCCCCTCATTGGGGGGCGAAAAGGCCGGTGCACTGTCTATGTACTTGGGAAGCTGGTACAAAGAACTTCCCAGATACATACCGTCTCCCTGAAATCGGGAGCACCTCGACTGCTTCATCGTCCTTAAGGAGCGACGGACCATACCCGTAACCTAACACGTATATCGCAGGATTCTTTTTGCGATCAATGCGTGCCACGGCTTTTACGAGTAGCCCATGATGAGATATATCTTCATCAAGGACCGGCAGTTCCAGTACTGAATGAAACCAGTAACCGTCCCAGTCGTGTTCGGGCTTGGAAGGGTGGATTCTCACCTTATTAGGCAAGACCTCGTCGAAATATCCGACGAAGGCTCCATCTCCGAACCCATCAACAATCAAGGGCTTACGCCAGCAAGCAGGTGCATAATTCCGCAACCACTTGCATACGTCTAGCAGCGCCTTTCTCCTCTCCGTCCCCAGCCAGACACAGCGGTCTTGATATCGCCATATCTGGTTATGGATCTTGAAGAGTGATCGGAGCGAGCTATCGTATTTCTTGACGTAAAACGGAGTGATATCGTACCCTGAGTAGTAGTGTTTACCACAACTCTCTCGGAACGGACCGCTCGAGTAGCTCTTCTTTGGATTGGGTGTAAACCCGCACCAACTAAGGAGGCCACAAAAGCCAGCCGCCATCGTGCTGGGGACAACAATGTCATCCCCATACACGGATATACGATCCACCTCCTCACCGTGGAGTTTGGCGTGCGCCAGAGCCAGAGACAGAAAGATCAAAGTCTCCAACTCGAACGTATAGCCATTCCCCATTGATGAGAACTTCTGGTAAAATATTTTCTCACCAGAAGGAAGAACTCCGAAATGACTCCTGCACTGCCCTAGTGCATCGAGCCAGTCGGAACGGATCAACTTCTTGACAATAAGTCGGCTAATTGTATCACTAGCCATACTAAGGTCAATCGTTGCCAATCGCCCAGAAATGCTGCCAATCTTGGCCAGCCTCTGGTTTTTCGTCTGGTCATCGAGGTTTACTCCGATGGCCCGAAGGCGATTGCGAATGACTCCACCAATGCCTTTCTGGACATATATGTTCATGTCCGGCTCGACAGCGATGGTTCTATCCGTTTTATAGTTCTTCGGGACAGTGATGACGCGGTTGCCGTCTACGATTTTCACGTAGCCGACGCCCTCTGCCTCAGAAAGTTCCGGAAGTTCTCGGGACCAAAGAGGTGACCACCTAAGAATGGTGTTCGCGAGGACCGCGTTACCGATCGTTGCGTGCGGTGAACCGCTGTATTTGTGCGCAGCATCCGACTTACGTCGGGGCAGTCTGGTAGTGGCGCCAGGGCCCCACCCAAAATGCACGGCTGCTTGGTCCCACTCGAATGGACCTAGGATCAGAGATGCGATTTTACGAGCGAGAACAATTTCTCGCTGGTATGGAGAATTTCTCCACAGCATCTCCGACCGTTGGTTCACCTCGAAGCAGGCCTGTTCCGCTAGTGTGAATCTTTTCCAGGTCTCGGCAGATCTTGCCTGGAGCTCCTGCGCAGCCTGTTCCGTTCGGACTCGGGGAGTTCCCCCTGTCCTTCGGCTTCGGCTCTGCTTAGAAGCTCCTTCAGGTTCGATTTTGCTGAGCCATTCTCTACAGAAGTACTCAAGTCCGAACTGTACAACGTCCGGGCCTGCTCCAGCAAACTGATCTGGTGAAGCAAACTCTCGGCCTCGATCTCCTTCTGATCTAACAGAAAGTCGATCTCGTCCAGAGGATTGTCCACCGTATTCAGGTAACGCTTGAGATGGGACACCGTGTTGTATCGTTTCATGACTGTTTACTCCTGCAGGTTCGGAAATGAACACACAATCCCCTCCGGGCCTACCTGGTTCTCCGATGATCTGGAGTCCAAGGGCACGGAAGAGTCGCTCGTGGATACGAGCGATGGGCGGAGCACAAGCAACGTGTACCCTCCTAAGAGGGTGACGACGGAAATTAGCCATAGGAATATCCCAATAGCCAAGGTTCCCAAAGGGATACCAAGGAGCGTTTGCGAAAGGGTCTGCGCTTCAGCAGACCCACGGTTTGAACGAGCCATGTTGGCCAGTCACCCTCTACCTTATCAGTAGAAGGGCTCCTGGTTATACACAGCCGGACGAACCGTCGCGTTGGACAGGTGGTTAATGACATAGGCCACCAAGTCCTTCTTCTCCTGGTCCGTCGCATCCTGGGCGAAGTTCAAGCGAACTTGCGCAGAACTGACACGGACTCGGGTCGTTACGCCGTTAACGGTAGCGACGGTGGGGAGTTCATACCCCATCAGACGCGAATTGGCACCAGTCGAGCTCTTGGCCTCGCGGTACTCGTCAGTCAGCTTGATGTATCCGATGGACACACCAGCCGTCTTTTCGAGCCACGTGGCTTTCTGCCCGGTGGTACCCTGAACCGCAAACGTGCGGGCGACGGGAGTTGCAGCACCATCATTGATGGTGAGCGCAGCAATAGCAGGCATTTTGCCTTCCTTCGATTCACTATACCGACGACGGATAACCCGTGGTCAGCTGGGATCCCTACACCGAAATTGGTCCGTAGGGTACTAGTCTACCACTGCCTGGCGTAACAACGCCAGGGCAGAGATCACGTGGGACGCACTCAACGGGTTCTTGAAACTCGGAAGTTCCGCGAAGGGCACCGTTGTTCCGCCGGTTCTACCAAGGTTAACGTAATTATACCGTCCGGTCCATTCCTGGATCGTCGGGTAACCGTTTTGCTTGGTGTAACCGTCGCCTGTTACAGTCGAGTTGATCTTAGTAAGATTACTTTGACTGAAGCCTTTTACCTGGTAGCCAAGGAGCGCATCAAACTGGGAGAAATAATCGCCCAGGGGGTACGCCCAATCAACTACGAAGGAGAGCCGGGTTAATTCCCAGCCAAGGGCCGCAGGGTTTGTGAATCCCATCGCCGAAGCTTTGATCAACCAAGCCGAATCCGGAACTAAATCGATCCGGACGAAGCTCCCGTGCTCACACTTGACGCGACAAGTAAAATGACTAGTCCAGTCATCGCTACTTGAGACGTTAATGGGCACAGTTTCATCGATCTTAGACTTTGACGACGCCTTTACTGTGACGATACTATTGTCAAACGGTGAAGATTCGTCGAGAGACGTGACACTCCCGTGAATATCACCCATTAAAGGCTTAAGGGCATATTGCAACTCCAACCAAGCGTCGAGACTTTCTCGCAACAGTACCGAGTCGATATCCCGTCTATTCGCATATCTGCGAAGTCGACGGCGATACTCTTTTTGGTACAGTGCGATAATTCCCGCCATTCGATCGAGGTTGTTAGCCACAAAGCGAGCAGTTTGACCCACCTCAGCGAAAGCTTGAGCGAAATTGACGGAGCTACCTAGCTCCTTCACTTTCAGTCGCGCCTGCATAAGGGCCCGATTAGCCAGACCGCTCGGAAACGTCGTACTAACCCCGCATTTGTTCCACGCGGGGGCAGCGAAGCCGGGATGCGTCGTGTTGGCGAGAATACCGCTATTAGTGGTATACCCGTACAACCCGAGCGACCGAACAGCGCCGGTAGGACGAACGTCTAGTGTTTCAGTCATCGAGTACGATGTGGGCGGAAGCCACTTTTTGCCTCCGAACCACTGGCTGGGCGGTTTACGCCTATTATAATCAGTGGCTACACGTGTCGCTGTCTTGCTGGTCCTCCCACTAATCGTGGAGCTACCTCCAAACGGATTAGTGTTATAGACCTCGCCAAGAAGTGTTACGTTGTAATCACGACGATTAGCCATAGTATCTCGCTCGAATGAAAGAAACAGACCAACCCTGGGATTTACCAGGACAGGCTAGGGACTAATTATCCCTATGGAGCGGTAGAGCGATCCGTGTTAACACGGTCGAGTCTACAGGCTGCCTAACAGAGCGGGGGCGCTTACGCGCCCTC